TTGTAATCCATAAGCCATTGTATCAACTATATAACGATAGTTAATCATATCAGGATTTGTTAATCCTCTTAAGATTCCAGTATCATGAAGCATTCCATAAATTTTAGTTACCCCAGCCTCTGCATTTTTAGATCCTCCGGCTACGTAATCTGAATATCCAGGAGTATGTCTATTTTAATTTTAAATCCATCTAATTGAAGTATTTTATATGCTCTATTAACTGAAGCATCTTCAATTTTCATTTGTACTTTAACATTTGTAATTGATCCAACTGTTCCATATACTGGTTCAGCAGTTTCAAATACATATGCTGTAGAAGCATCATCGTTACCAATACATGCATCAAGAACAGTATATTTATTTAATACTCTAGTCACCCCAGGAGTAATTGTTGCTCCAGATCGAACATAAGATCCAACTGTAATATCACTAGCTAAATTAGATGAATCTGTAATTAGTGAAAAGGATTTACCCGTTAAATCACTAGCAGGATAAGCAGCTATTGAAATATCAGTATAAAATACATTATTACTAACGTCAGAATCATAACTTAAAAAATTAATATTAACCATTCCATCTGCAGTTACAGGTTCTCCAGCATGAGAATGTCCTACTAAATCAACTAAATAAGGTGCTACAGTTTCAGATGCTCCATCACCAATTTCCCATTGAGAACTAGTTTCATCCCAAATTAATTGATCAAGTGCATCTTTATTTACAGTGCAAAAAACACCGGTTAATGAAGTAGCTCCATTTATAATAGTAGGTAAATATTGTTCAGATCCAGTTTGATCTTTAAAATCAGGAATAATAGTTCCTATCCATGAACCTATTAAACCAACATTATTTGCATTAATAAAATTGTTAAGTTGAGAAGGAATTAATCCAGAAGCATCTGTAGTATTTCGAAAATATGTTGAATAATAGGGATCTGAGGCTAAATTACTATAATTACTCCAATCACCATTAATAGCAATAACTTGTACAAAATAATCTTCCATTAAATCATAAGGACGGATCCATTCATAAGGAATATTTGCTTCTGTACCATACCAATCTACAGCTGTTACTCCATATTGGGCTAATCCCGATGCTTTTCTTATAATAAAAGATATATCTTTTGTTCCAATATTTACTACTGAAAATAATGGAGCATTTAAATCATTAACAGCACTTACTGAATTATTTACAACTCCTTGTAAATATTCTTCATCAGCCACCCAAAATCTTTCTCTATTAAAGAAGTTTACATATAAATCACTATTTTTATCTGAATTAGCAACGCTAGAATCAATTGAGAAAGCTCGATAATTAACTGTATCTCCACCTGCTACAGATACATCATTAACTTTAAGTAAATTAATTGCGAATAAAGGAGCTGTTAATAAACATGTTTCTATTGTTCTGTGGAAAAATGAACCTTTTCTTTCAAGTTTTGTATCTTTTAATCCATAAATTTTTTGTAAATCTTTTGTTGATCTAATAAAAACAGGGGCATTAAAAGGACCTACGGCAGAAAAACCAGGAACTAATCTCAATGTTTGAGTAGTAACTTGTATTCTTTCTGATTGATCAACTTCAACAGTATAAACCCCCGCTGATTTAAATTGACTGAGATCTAGTGAAATTTTTGCCATATCTTAATATTTTATTTTTATTATTTATTCTATATTTTTATGTTCTAATTAACCTTTTAAGATTATATGTCTTTTATTATATATTAAAATTTGCAAAGATTAAAGTTAACTTTATTTTGTCACCATTCGAGTTGGAGTTTTCCATCTAGTTTTTTCTTTTGATCCAAGTTCAAACATTTGATTTATACTTGGAACTTTTGGCGGAGCAATTATATTATCATTTTCATATAATGCATTAAACAGACTATCTTCAATATCACTATCTTTTTCTAATCTATTTAAATATGAATTCATTAAACGTTTATTTGGAGAATCTGGTAATTTATCTAAAATATCAAAAAGTCTATCCTCATATATTGATTCAGCTAGTAATCTTGAAATATTAATAGTAGCCATTACTGTATCATCATGTGTAGCTATTCCTCTATATTTTCCTCTTTTATCTCTTCCAAAAGAAGCAAATTCCAAAATAGTTATAGTATCATTTGGAACTAAAGTTTTATCTCTAATTAAGATACGCGCTTCTTTACAAAAATGTTCTCTTTCTTTTCCTGCTTTAAATCCAAATTTTTTCCGAGGTGGTTTTTCTCCTGGCGCTGGTTTAGTGTGATATGTTTTCATTACAATATCATCATAATAATCATCATGTCCTTGTAAAATATTTAGAAAAAATTTCCCATTAAAATTCATTTCTAAAACAACTATACAAGATTCAGATCCTAATTGATCAAATATAATTGCTTTAGCAATTTTTGCTGCTACCTCTTCATCTTTAAAATTATCTCTATATAAACCAACTTGATTAAATCTAAACATATTTTTAAGATAATATTGATCTGGCCTTAATTTATTTAATTGAACTAAACTTTTTAATTCTAATTGATAAATACTAAGAACATTATAATCATTATCTTTTGTTTCATCATAATCCTTCCCCTCTCCTGTATCAGCAGAAATTACAAATAAATTTTTATTAGAATCATAGTATTCATTTGGATCAAAGTCAGGTCTCCATTTTAAGTTTCTATATAATTCTTCATCTAATGCTGTATTATCTAGATCTTTAAATACGTATTTTTTTTCTATTCTTTTAATAAATGCAGCTTCTTTAGATCCAAGTAATAATTTTGAATCTGAGTTAAATTTTAATTCAAATTCTTGAGCAAAATATTCTTCCCTAAAATTGGCTTTAATTTTTGTTGCCCATTCTTCATCATGACCTGGAACTTCCCAATAATCAACTCGTTTAAATTTAAAGGTATTTTTTCCTTTTACAGCGTTATCCCATATTTCATATAATAAATTTCCTTGACCAGCAGGTGTTGATGATATAATACATTGAGACAACTCAGATGAGGCAAGTGTAGGATAGACTGATCTCCAAAAATCACCAACAATATTTGGAGCAATATGAGCAAATTCATCTGCATATAATACGTGAATAGTAAAACCAATTTGTGCTGTTCCGGTAGTTGCTTGAGAAACTAATTGGCATCCATTATCTAATTGCATTCCAGTTTTACCTTTACTAGTAATACCTGGCTTTAAGAAAAACGGAAGACCCCTAAATACATCTATTACTTTAGAAACAATTTCTACAGCAGTCTTTTCTTTATTTGCTAAAATTGCCAAATTTCTATCTGTATGAAAGCAAAGATACCATGCAAAAAAAGCTGCGATAGTAGTCGTATTATGAGATAAAATTCCATTACTATAAAATCTATGGTCATCTGAATCAACTGATACATCATACATACAAACAGGATATTTATTCAAACTTGTTATTTTTTTAACTTTACTTAAACCTCTATCTGTTTGAATAAAATCATCTATTTTTAGATCTTTAACAAATACTTCATTCATAGTAGAACTAAATAATATATGTTCATCTGCACCTTCCAATGAATATCCATTTTCTAACTCTATCCTCCATAAATAAAAAGGTTTAGTTTTATGTATAGATGATACAAATTTAAACCCTTTATCTGTCTTAATTTCAGTATCAGGTAAATCAATAGAATCTATTATTTTTTCTGATAAATCTACATTTTTTAATTCAATTTTCTCAATTATAAAAATTAAAAATAGTATAAATATCTTTACATTATTTTTTATTAATGACTTCATACTTATATTTTAAGTTTCCATTCCCATATATTTTATTATAACCTTTTTCTTTCATTATCTCATCTGCAGTTTTGTTTGGATCAGCTCCTCCTTTAACCAATATATGTTTCATAAAATTACTTCTATGATATCTTTTATCTTTAACCCACCAATAATTAACACCAGTATGCCCTTCATCTTTAAAACCTAATGTTTCATATAAGCCACCATTAGAAATGTCTAAATTTGCATAAGAAATCACTTCAATAGGACTATAGTTATCAACAAAATATTTAAATAATTTACTTGCACCACCAACAACACTTGTGTTTTGTTTATTGCAAAACCTAAGAAGTTCATAATGATTTTTTTCGGATTTAGATCTTAATACCATAC